TTTTATGCTCTTATTTTATGCAAATATATTCAAAATGCATTATAGATTTTGCCATTGAATATTTAAGTTTTCCCAATTGGTAAACACCAAATTCCAAATCAATCGCTGATCTGTATAAATCCGGCCCGAAATTGTGAAATCAACCGAATATGTGGAAACGTTTTCCATTTGGCTGACCTGCTCCACATTGTTAATGTATCCCAATCCATAGTAAAACATCCCGGCCGTTTGAAATACCCATTGCACCTCAGATCGTGTAATTATCCGTTCTGCAAATTGGTTAAAATTGACCTGATCGGAATAATCCACTAATCCTTCGGCTGTAAAGGATGCCGATCGTTTACCGGCCAACACTTCCTTCCAACCTTGCGAATCTTTATTGGTAAATTCGGCCATATCCATTTGTAAAGACATAGTGGCTGATTTGGAATGTCCCAATGCCACATCGCCTTCATACAAAACAACATTTGTGCCGTTTACTAATGCCATTTAAACTGCCGGTGATTCGACTGCCGGATTAATTGGTGTTTCTGGTTGTGGTTCTGGTTGTGGTGGCACAGGTGGAATGTAATCGCCTGTGATTGTCAAATTCAATTGCTCTGCAACCCAATCCCACGCATATGAATCAACCGCCCATTGTGCATAATCTTCGCCTGTCATCAATAAATTTCCGGATGACAAATTTAAACCCTGCGTTCCATCTTCATTTTTTACAAAGATTCCATACCAAAATGTTGCCGAACTGCCTAATGTTACATTGACCGCATACGCATTTAAAATGGTGGCCACCTGTGTTTTGCCGTTATCCCAAACGGAAATTGGTTCAATTGTTTTCATATTTTATAATTCTATTTCCTCATCAATATTTGTGAACTCAACACCCTCAATCCAATCTTTCAAGAATCCAAATTCTTCTAATCCCTCCGGATTGACAACCTGTATTGCCTCAAAATCAACCTCAGTTAAATTTAATGCCTTTGATTTTTCAGTCAATTTTTTCAATCCATCTTTTGTGTATGAATAACCGCCATTTTCTTTTAAAATCAGGTTTCCATCTTTATCAACTGATGCATTGTCCAAACGGTATTCCTCTGCCTGTTCCTCGTATTTATCCAAATATGGCTTCAATTTCTCGTTGATTTTAGCCAATTTCTTTTGTGCTTTTGTCTTTTGCTCACCAGCAAAATGGCTTAATACACGTGACAAAACAATGATTTCTGCGTACTTCTTTTTCATTTTATATTGATTTGGTTGTTTAATATGCAAATATACGGATTATGGACAATACGTTGAACCTGTTACAATTTGAATTGATCCGTTGTATCCTGATGGAATCATTACCTGTGGCCCTTGCGATATTCCATTGTAATAAAAAAATCTATTAGTAAAACCGGGCAAAATATAGCGTTGGCCAACTCCTAATGTTGGAAAAATTCGTGTCCACGCACCTGCACCGCCATCACACGGTGTTAATTGATAATATGTGTATTGAATTGCTACTAATTGGCTTTTCACTACCAATTCATTGTTTGGCACACCGGCCAATGGTGCTGATTGGATTTCAATATATGATTGGATTAATTCTTTACGAACACAACGCAATGCCGATTGTCCAGATGGTGGCATCGGTAGCAATTGTAAAAAAAATCCATTATCGCAGGCATTTTGTAAACTATCCCACGAACACGTTTGATTTGATGCCACGTTTATCCATTGCATATTATGCTGCGTTTAATTGTTTTTCTAATTCTGCAACCCTTTGTTCCAATCTTGCAATTTTAGCCGTGTGAACTTCACGATATGATAAATTTAAAAATCCATCAGCATTTTTTGTGACTGCATATGGCATTATTTTTTCGGCATCCTGTGCAAAATATCCCAATTCTAATTTGCCATTCTTTTCATATAATTTGGCCTGTAAATTTTCAATTCCTGCAATAATTGGATTGCTTTCAATTAATTTCTTTTTTCTTAAATCTGATGATTCAAAAAACGATGTGGCCGTGACTGATGAAACAAATGTTGCTGCACCACTTCCTGCTATAACCAACGCACCTGTTCCTGTTGAAACATTTTCTGATCCTGCATTAACCCAAATAATAAATGCCTGACTACCACTAAAATCATATCCAATTCCTGCCCATTTCGAATTATTAGAATTAAATGCTAATACAGGATATACCGCTGAAAGCATTGCCGTCCTTACCCATCCACCTGTCATTGCTGTTCCACCACTTGCGTGAATTGGTGCCAATGGAGATTGTGTTCCAATACCAAGAAATCCTGATGTTGATATTGTCATTCTAATATTATTAGCAGTAGCAAATTGAATTGGGAAATCTGATGCATCGCCACTTCTGAAAACTAATGATGAACCCAATCCTGTTGAAATTCCTGTGCCATCTGCTCTATTTATACCTACCGCACTATATGTATTACCACCTGTTTGACTTAAAACGAGAGAAGGTGAAATTGATGAACTTGATGCTGTAACACTTACACTACCTACTGCCGCAATACTACTCGCAAACGTGGCTGCTCCTGTGGCAGCAATTCTTAAATTTCTTCTCCAAGCACCTGAATATTGCCAAATATCATATTCTCCTGATGCCCCCATTTGAGTATTAATAACATATGTAGTCCCTGATGTAGAATATTGATAAAATCTATAACTAACACCATCATCGCCATTTTGATTGATTCCAAATGCTCCATTGCTTGCAGATGTTGTTTCAAATCTTGAAGCCGTAACACTACTCGAAAACGTGGCGGCTCCTGTGGAGGCAATAGTTAATTTAACAGTTTCTGCTCCTTGTGTTCTAAATACAATACCATCGTATCCGTGTATATTAGCAGTTCCATCACTTCCCAAAGTATTTGTTTTAGAAAAATATACTACCTCCGCAGCATCTGAAGTTCTCGAAATACCTACTTTGTCTCCAAAAATTTTAACATTTTGATTAGTAGTTCCAGTATTAACCGTTACCGCTCCACTAAACCTACCCGTACCATTTACATCTAGTTTATATCCGGCATCTGTTGTCGTGTTAATTAACACGTTACCTGTACCCATCACATAAAATTTATTAGCTACGGTTAAATCAATGTTTGTTCCGTCACCTCCTGTTATATATAAACCGAATCTTGTTCCTGCTGCATTTCCATAACCAAAATACATTTTATGGCCGTTTGTAGCTGTATTGTCCCAAGTGCTTAACCAATCAGAATCAGTAACAGATTTTGAAATTTGTGATTGTTTTGCAATAATTGTATTTGAAAATGTAGCAACACCTGTTGTTGCAATTGTAACCGCAGGTGATCCATTAGGTGCTAATGAAATACTTCCTGATGTGGTTTCAACGTTCATATTTCCATTTTGTGACATATATGTATAACCACGATTTGTATTTGATAATCTATAAACTACCCCTGAACTTGTTGTGCCATTTACTGCAACACCGCCCTGAATACCTGTTAATGTTGTTGCTCCATTTACTAAAACATTACCTGCAAAAAATGCTGTACCTGCATTGTTCATATTAAACAATCGTACCGTATCCTCGTAATTATTTATACCAAATCCTCCATTGTTTGCATCTGTTCCACCTGAAAATACTACATTTAGATGTGCACCTGAATACAAAAATCTACTATAAGATGTTCCATTTGATTTTGTATAAATTACATCACCAACTTTTCCAACATTTAAGGCATTTGCAACGGTTAAACTATAATTGAAATCTGCGCTTCCTGTGTTATAAATTTGAAATGCATTTAAACCTGTACCATTTACGTTGTCACTTGTTCCATTTACCCAAAATGACATTGCATTTGAATGATCATATCCAATTGCACCCCATTTTGATGCATTTGAATTAAAAATCAATGTAGGGTATTGTGCCTGTAATGTGGCTGTTTTATTCCAACCTCCTGTCATTAATGTTCCGCCTGTAACGTGCAAAATTGTTGCAGGTGATGCCGTATTTATACCAACATTTGTTCCATTATCAAAAATTAAACTATTACCAATCGCACTTGCTGATGTCCATTTTGGAATGTAATTTGTTGTACCTGTTCCTGTAACAACACCTGTTGAAACTGAACCATCAGCCATCAAAAATTGACTTGCTGTGCCTCCATCTTTTATAAAACCCCAAGATGTAATTGTATTATTAACTCCTGTTGTTATGTTTCCGCTTGAATTTATTTGGAATCTTGTTGCTGATCCTGCATCCTGATAAATTGATAATTGTCCGGAACTATAACCAATAAAAAACTTTCTTAAATTGTTTTCATCGTAAAAATTAATCCTAGATTCTAACCCTTGAATGTTCATTGATCCTGTAAATACAGGATTTGCGGCATCTGCTTTTAAAGCCAATCCGGCAATGACTGCGTTGTTATTTGGATAATTTGTTGCGCTTGCAAATAATGATGATGCAATCCTATCTAATCGCTGATATGTTGATGCCGCTGTTGTAATTAATAAATAATCAGCCAATGCTGTTGATGTCACATACGTGCTTGAATCAATTGATCCATCTGCCTTTAAAAACTGCGCTGCTGTTCCGCTTTCTTTTACAAATGATCCTGCTGTGATTGATTTTCCAACCCCTGAGCTAATATTACCTGTTGAACTAATTGAAAAACGAGTTGTGCCGGCTGTTTGATCGTATATATAAAATACACCCGAATCAATAAAAACTGTGTAATCTGGATTATTATCTGTATCGGTAAAAAACAATTTTGGTTCTGCACCTGAAATTGTCATATTACCTGTGAATACAGGATTTGCCGCATTTGCTTTCAATGCTAATGCTGCAATTACTGCATTGTTATTAGGGTATTGAATGTCACTTGCAAGCAAATTAATGGCCATTCTGTCTAACCTTTGGTATGTACTTGCTGCATCTGCTGTGGTTAAATACGTTGAATTGTCGTATGATATTGTTGTGCCTGATGCTTTCACAAACCCTGTACCATTCAACTGCGCCTGTGGTGTATAACCCAACACCGTTGCAATGCTTTTATTTTTCCATAATCCTGTGGATGATTCGTAAAATAAACCTTGATTATTGGCTTTTGATTGAATCAATACATCGTGTAATTCCTCAATTTCAAATCCATTTTGAACGTTTACAAAGATTTCACCATTGTTTGATTGTACACGTGTCACAACCCCAATGTAAACCATATTAGCCGGTGCAACAGGTTTGTTGGCAACACCAAACAATAATGCTCCATTTACACCTAACCAAACCGGATCACCTGCCTGTGCTGTTGATGTATCCAATCCGGCAATCAAACCAAATGTCACGCATTTAACAAAATCATTTGTTGCGCCACCTGTTTCAAGTAAACCAAACGTTTTGGAACTCAATGCCTCACTTGCATTTGATGCAGCCATCACAATCATATTTGTTCCGCTGCCACCGGTTGATCCAGAAACATAAACCGCTGTGCCTTTGGCTAATGTTGCGCCCAATTTGACCTCATTTTTGGTCTGTGTGGCAAAATTATCAATCCAATGGGTATTGTAATCGGTTGCATCAATTTTGGCCAAAATTTGGCCTGCTGTGCCACCTGTTGGCAAACCTCCCGGTAATGTTGGGAATGTAGCCAATGAACCATCACCACGAATGTATTGTGAAATTGTCCCGGTTGGATTATTGAATTTGGCATTTAATGCCGTTTGCAAATCTGTTTGATTGGACAATGTCCCTGTGATATTCCCCCACACGGCTGATGTGCCGGCAATTGTCCACGATCTGTTTGCAGTTAAATCATACGTTGTGCCATTGATTGTCAATGTACGTGCATTTGTCACCGGTGTGTACCCTAATGCCGTAATCACCTGCGCACCTGTAATGGATGTCAAATAGGTATTTGCATCCAATGATCCATCAGCCTTTAAAAATTGCGTGGCTAATCCGTTTGTGACTTTGTATTTGTTGGCTCTTAAAAACCCATTTGAATCAATGAAAACATTTGATCCACCACCCAATCCATCTGTGATTTGCTTTTCGCTTGCTGTTAGGATGTCATTATCAATGGTTTTTAATAATGCTTTATAGGTTTCCGCAACCAAATTCCCGGTTAATGATGCCATTTTTTACCTGCTTATTTTTATGCAAGTTAAAAAATAAAAAGCCTCATTTTATAAAACACGTATCCGATAATGATGACCGATTCAAAAAAGATGGTAATAATGGCCCACGCAGGAACAACATTTTT